CACAGTTAAACAATGGGATACTAATTAATGAATGAGTTTTTATGGGTAGAAAAGTACCGACCACAAACGGTCGATGATTGTATACTTTCCGCTGACTTACACAAAACATTTAGTGAAATAGTTAAAGCGGGAGAAATACAAAATATGTTATTCACTGGCACAGCTGGTGTCGGTAAAACAACTATAGCTAAAGCAATAGCTAAAGAATTAGATTTAGATTATATTATTATTAATGGATCCGAAGAAGGGAATATTGATACACTTCGTAACAAAATTAAACAGTTCGCGTCAAGCGTCTCTCTTTCGGGTGGACACAAGTTGGTCATTCTTGATGAAGCTGATTATCTGAACCCACAGTCCACCCAACCCGCATTACGTGGGTTTATTGAAGAGTTCAGTGAAAACTGTAGATTTATTCTTACTTGTAATTTTAAGAATAGAATTATTGAACCATTACACAGTAGATGTTCAGTAGTTGAATTTGCCTTACCGAGAAATGAAAAGGATAGGTTAGCTTCAGTCTTTATGGCTAGGTTGATGTATATCCTTGGTGAAGAAAAGGTTGAATACGATAAACAAGTATTAGTAGAGTTTATTATTAAACACTTCCCAGACTTCAGAAGAATCATAAATGAATTACAAAGATATGCAGTAGGTGGTAAAATTGACTCAGGTATACTTGTCAATGTTTCTGATGTTTCAATTGACTCACTTATTAATCATCTTAAAATTAAAAACTTTAAAGGTATGCGTAAGTGGGTAGTCGATAATATTGACATAGAACCAACCGCTATCTTTAGAAAACTATATGATAGTATGAATGATTATGTTGACCCACAATCAATTCCACAGCTTGTTCTTATCTTAGCTGATTATCAATATAAAGATAGTTTCGTAGCTGACCATGAATTAAACATGGTTGCTTGTTTAACAGAAGTGATGGCGGGGGTAAATTTTAAATGAATCCGTTTGACTACGTAAACTCAATCAACTATAATAAGAAAGATATTATGGTTGATGATATTGCAGAGAAAGAATATAACCCTTATATAATTAATAAGGCATTATCGTTTTTTCCTGATACTATCTTATTTGCTAACGAAATGAACAAATACCATCATCTTGACCATAGGCTTCAATTCGATTTTTTTATAAATATAATTAGAAAGAAACAAAGATTCTCTAAATGGTTAAAACCAAGTGAGGTAGAGAATTTACAACTCATTAAAGATTGTTATGGTTATAGCAATGAAAAAGCTAAATCTGTTTTAACACTACTAAGTAATGAACAAATTGATGAGTTAAAAACAAGGATGAATAAAGGTGGAAGAACAAAATCAAATTAATAACTGGACTTCAGATGATATGCTTGAAGTCACACTTAATGAACCCGATGACTTTCTTAAGATAAGAGAAACATTAACTCGTATTGGAGTTGCATCGCGAAAAGACAACAAACTATACCAATCTTGTCATATATTACACAAACAAGGTAGGTATTTTATAGTACATTTTAAAGAATTATTTTTATTAGATGGAAAACCATCCAATCTAATAGAAAATGATTTACAGCGTAGAAATACAATTGCTACTCTGTTAGCTGACTGGGGTTTAGTCAGTATAGTTAAACCTGAGTCTGCAAAGGACTGTGCTCCATTGAGACAAATAAAGGTTATCCCTTTTAAAGAAAAATCTCAATGGGATTTATGTCCTAAATATAATATAGGAAATTCTCAAACAGAGAGTTAACCTGTATAAATATAATTGGAATGCCGAATGGTTCGGGTTCCGCAACCTTGCTATAAATAGGAGGAAATTAAAATGGTAAGAAATACTTTGAACGTACCTCGTTCATTATTCGTTGGCTTTGATACTTTGTTTGAAGACTTAGAAAGAATTCATACAAGTGCTAGAGCTGGAACAGATAACTACCCACCACATAACATTGTTAAAATCGATGAAGAGAAATTCTTAATCGAAATGGCTGTGGCAGGTTTTTCAATGGATGATATTGATATCGAACTTAAAGATGGTATCCTTAAAATCTCAGGAGCTGTTGAGAATGATGATAGAGAATATGCTTATAAAGGAATCTCATCTCGCAAATTTGAGAAAAGCTTCCGACTCTCAGAATTTGTCGTTATAGATGGTGCTGACCTTGTGGATGGAATACTAGTGGTGTATGCCAGAGTAGAACTCCCAGAAGAGAAGCGTCCTAGGAAGATCGAAATAGGGTCTGCTGGGGCATCAAAGAAAAAGCAATATTTGAAAGGCTAATATCAGCGAACACCCAGTAGATAGTAATAAACTTTTTACTGGAGAACAGAATGAAATACATCATTTCGAAATATGATGATATTGCAGAGACCCTAGGAATGTTAGTAGTTGGTGGTATAATTTTAGGATTGGCTCCATTCACTATCTACCTAGCCTGGGTGAGTTTCTAAAAATTGAAATCATGCGGGGGTAAGAAATTACCCCCACCTTTATTGAATGAAAATAATGGTTTACATTATTACTAAACTATGGTATAATATATTATATGTCAAAATTCTATACTAATGTGTCACGATACGGAAATATGATTCTCCTACGTGGCTATGATCATAACAAAAGAATTACAGAAAAAATCAAATACGGTCCTAAGCTGTATGTGAGTACCAACCGCCCAACTAAATGGAAAACACTAGATGGTACATCAGTTGGTGAAGTTGCATTTGACTCTATGAGAACAGCTACCGAATGGGTAAGGACAAATAAGGACACTGCCGGTCGCCATATTTTTGGTAACACTCGGTATATCTCAACTTTTATCAATGACCATTACCCTGGTCACATCGAATTCGATAGGAACAAAATAAATGTGACTACTATCGATATCGAGGTTGCGTCTGACGATGGCTTTCCCGAGCCTGATAAAGCTGAGCATAAAGTAATCTCAATTACTATTAAAAATAATATCGACAATACTTATCATATATGGGGACTCGGCGACTATGATGTAGAAAATACATATATGAAAACACATCGTGTCATATATAACAAATGCGACAATGAAGCAGACTTACTTATTAAATTTATTACACATTGGTCTCAACCATCAAATGTACCAGATGTTATCACTGGTTGGAATACAAGGTTCTTTGATATACCTTACTTGGTAAACCGTATTCATAAACTTATTGGTGAAGCATATGTAAAAAGATTGAGTCCATGGGGTATGATTGATAGACAAGATATTACAAAGATGGGTAGGACTCAAACATCTTACGACTTAAAAGGTATATCTCAACTTGATTATCTTGACCTATTCCAAAAGTTTGGTTACTCTTATGGTCCACAAGAATCATATAAATTGGATCATATTGCACATGTTGTATTAGGTGAGAAGAAGTTATCTTATGAAGAATATGGTAACCTACATACTTTATATAAACATAATCATCAACTCTTTATTGACTATAACATCAAAGACGTAGAGTTAGTTGACCGAATAGAAGATAAGATGGGTCTAATTACTTTATGTATGACTATGGCATATAAAGGTGGTGTAAATTATAATGATACATTTGGTACTACTGCTATATGGGACACAATCATTTATCGTAAGCTACATGAAAATAATATTGTAATACCATTCATAGAAGATAAAGTAAAAACATTCTATCCTGGTGGTTATGTAAAAGAACCTCAAGTTGGTATACATGAAAACCTGGTAAGTTTTGATTTAAACTCTCTTTATCCTTCAATCATCATGCAATATAATATGTCACCAGAAACTATTGCTGATGGTGAAATAGGTAATGTTGATATTGAACAAGTACTTACAAAATCTCAAAGACCTAATAATAAAGGTAAAGCTCTAGCGGCAAATGGACAATATTTCAATACTGACAAACCTGGAATAATCCCAGCCATTATTGATGAAATGTATCAAGAGCGTGTTACTATAAAAGGTGATATGATTAAAGCTCAAAAGAAATTACAAAAGGTGGATAAAAATGATAAACAAGAACTTTATTCGATTGAAAGAGAAATATCAATCGCTGAAAATAGCCAGATGGCAATTAAGATTCTTCTTAATAGTCTTTATGGTGCTATGGGTAACAAATATTTTCGTTTCTTCGACCAAAGAATCGCAGAAGCCATTACCCTCACCGGTCAGCTCACCATTCGATGGGCCGAATATGAACTTAATTCGTTTCTCAATCGAACAATGCGAACAACATCGTTTAAAGACTATGTCGTCGCAATCGATACAGACTCCTTGTATGTTAGCCTAGACGATATCGTAAACAAATTTAATCCAAAGAATCCAATTGATTTCCTAGATAAAATTTGTAGTGATACACTTGAGCCAGTGTTGGCAAAATCATATGATGATTTATATTCTATGTTAGGCGGAGTATCAAACAGAATGGTTATGGCTAGAGAAGTTATTGCTGACCGTGGTATTTGGACTGCTAAGAAAAGGTATATCCTTAATGTATTGGATAACGAAGGTGTTCGATATAAAGAACCTAAGCTCAAGATTATGGGTATTGAAGCAATTAAGTCTTCTACTCCAGAACCATGTCGTGATGCACTTAAACAATTATTTAAAGTTATCATGTCAAGTAACGAAACTGAAGTTCAGAAGTCTATTGAACAATTTAAGAATTACTTCAAGACATTACCACCTGATGAAATTGCATTCCCACGCGGAGTATCAAAAGTCAAAGAATATAAAGATCACAATACTATATACAAAAAAGGTACGCCAATACATGTTCGTGGGTCTTTACTATTTAACAAACAAGTCCAAGATTTAGCATTAACTAAAAAGTATGCATTAATTCAAAATGGCGAAAAGATTAAGTTTGTATATTTACGAACGCCAAACACTATCAAAGAAAATGTAATTGCATTCCCTGATTACTTACCTGAAGAATTTAACCTTCATAAGTATATTGATTATGATATGCAATTCCAAAAAACCTTCCTTGACCCTATTGAACCAATCCTAGATGCTGTTGGTTGGAATTCAGAAGAGGTTGTATCACTGGAGGATTTCTTTGGTTAAACTATTTACATTATCACAATACTGTGGTATAATATATAACTATGGAGAAAAAAAATGAAATTAGTTAGATTTTCCTCAGGAGAGGAAGTTATTGGTAAAGTAACACAAGGTACTAATACCATTACAATAAAAGATGGATATTCTCTAATCCCTGCGGGAGAAGGAAGAATTGGATTTATGCCATTCATGGCTTATACTAAAGCAAAAGATGGAATAGAAATCGATAATAAATTTATTGTATTTGTTGTCGACCCTATTGATGAATTGATTGACCAAGTAAGGCAAATGGATTCTGGCATCGTAACCCCTGAAAAGAAGATAGTAACATGAGTAAAGACTGGGTAAAAGATATACATGATATGCAAACTAAATACAAGACTAGGGATTGGGTATGGGATAATCGTAATGATCCCGAAAAACTCAGAGCATTCCTAAAGTTTCGTATTGGATTTTTACAAGAAGAACTAGATGAAACTAGAGAAGCACATGCAATAAAAGATCCTGAAGAAATAGTTGATGGATTAATTGATTTATGTGTTGTCGCTATTGGTACTCTTGATGCGTTCGGAGTTGACCCATATAAAGCATGGGACGAAGTTCTTAAAGCAAACATGGCAAAAGAAGTAGGAGTAAAACCAACCAGGCCAAACCCATTAGGTGTACCTGACTTGGTTAAACCAGAAGGTTGGGAGGCGCCATCACACGAAGGAAATCATGGTAAGTTTAACGATATTTGATTCGATATACGATAACAAAACAAATAAAAGAATGGATTACAACTCATTTGATGAGTTTGAAGCTATTCTATATAAGTTATCAGAATCTAAAAAATATCCAACTAAAAAGGATGCACCACTAATCAGCCCAGCTATTTACATACCTGATACTACAAGAGGTAATGATAATGTAACAGGTTGGGGTGGATTTGGTATTCTTGACGTTGATGATTATGAAGGTGATATGAAAAATATCGAAGAGAAATATTCTAAATATCGATATGTATGTTATTCTACTGCATCATCTACCAAAGAAAAGCCAAAGTTCAGATTAGTGTTTCCACTTACAACATTTGTTGATAAAGAAAAAATTAAACACTTTTGGTATGCTCTTAATAAAGAGATTGGCGATATAGCAGATGCTCAAACAAAAGATTTGAGTCGTATGTATTACATACCAGCAAAATATGAAAACAGTTTTAATTTTATATTCTCACATGATGGTGAAATTATGGATCCTAACTTACTTATGGATACTCACCCTTATGTTGTTCCAAACGAAAACTTCTTTGATAGATGATGCAGTAGA